GGGGATAAGGAAGTAGAGTTTAGAGGCAATTACGAAACAGATGGATATATCTATGTTCGTCAAACTCAACCTTTACCTTTAACAGTTTTATCGTTATATCCAGAATTGGTTACAAATGATGGTTAATGTTATGGATGAAGATAAAGATAGATTAGTAATTATACCATACATATCTGATCATGGTAAAATAGTAATGCAATCTCAAATGAATCATAAACTTATGCAATTAGATGCAAACTTCTTAGTAAATGATAATATGAATGAGTGTATGAATTTAGAAGAAAATGGATTAGCATTTACAGGAGCAATCAATAGACAAATCATTGCTTGTGCTGGAATAAAAAGAATTTGGGGAAATGTTGGAGAAGGTTGGGTTCTTGCAACTTATGATATTTGGAATCATCCAATTACTATTGCTCGTGCAATTAAAAAAAATTTTGAAGACTTAGCTAGAGATTATAAATTTGAAAGAATACAAACTGCAGTTCGTGCAGATTTTGGTATTGGTATTAGATTTGCTAAATGGATGGGATTAACAAATGAAGGATTAATGAAAAAGTATGGTTTTGATGGTACTGATCATTATAGATTTGCGAGGATTTTCTAATGGCACCAGCTTTACCATATATTGCTTTTGGATTACAAGTTAAACAAGCAATAGATCAAAATGCTATTGGTAAATTTAATAAAAAAGTTAATGATAGAAATGCACAAATAGCTGAACAAGAAGCTGGTGCAATAGATAAACAAACAGAATTTAAACTTGGTCAATTTGAAAAAGATTACGACAGGTTTGTAGGAAAAACTAGAGTATCAACAGCTAAAGCTGGAGTATCACAAGATACAGGAACTTCTCTTAGAATTGCAATGAAAAATGCTGAAGAAGCAGAAATACAAAAAGATGTTATAACTTACGAAGGTGATGTAGCAAAAGCAAGAAAATTTGAAGAAGCTAACTTTTATAGGATACAAGGTGGTATTGCTCAACAAACTGCAAGAATGACTGCTATGGGAACTTTATTTAAAGGAGCAACTACATTTGCTGGAACTCAAGCTGGAACAAGTTTGTTATCAAGTGCTAGTAATATCTTTTCACCTAGACCAACATACACACCTATTAATACTAGATTAACTGGATCAGAAGGATCATTCTAATGCCAAAGATTCCTACATTCACAGTTCAAGGAGTTCCTACTACAGAATCTGCAAGTATTAAAACTTCTTTTCAAGTTCCTCTTTCTGGTGTTGGAAGTTCAGCTTCTGCATTTGAACCAGTTATAAAAACATTAAATGATTATTATGCAAAAGAACAAGCTGTTATTGAAAAAACTCAAGCATTAGAATTAGAAAATAAAGCATCTATTGAATTAGAAGAAACAAAAGCAAGACTTTCTAAATCTTCAGATCCTATAACAAGTTCAGATTTATTTTTACAATATTCAAAACAAATTAGAGATAAATATGCAAATGAAGCACCGAGTTCATCTGTTAAAAATTTATTTGTAAATAATTATTTATCTGAAGAAAAAAAACAATTATCTTCTGTAGTTACAAAAAACAGAGAAAATTTAATTCAAGATAGAGTTAATCAATCAGAGATTAAAGAACAAAGAATTATTACATCAGCTTTATATTCTGACAATCAACTTCAAAAAGAAACATTATATGCAGATCTTGGAGTTTTATATCAAGACTTAAGAAAAGATTTTATAATTGATGATGATACTTATCAAAAAAAAGTAAGAGGAATACCAAGTACAGTTCAAACATTAGAAGCTAAAAGAGATATGAATATAGATCCAGTTGGAACTGCTATTAAATTAAATGATATTAACAATTATCCAGATGTAATTGGAGAAAAAAGAATTAAATTAATTGCTGAAGCTAATGCAGATGCAAAACCAACATTAAAAGATAATATAGAAAATCATTTTGCTTTATTACAGGATGGCAGACAAAGTAATTTTGATGAAAAAACAATAAAACCAATACTTGGTCCACAAGCCTATTCAGATTTCAAAGAAAAAGAAACTGGACTAATAATTTTTAAAGAAAAATCTTCAGAAATATTTAATGCAAAAATTGGAACAGAGTCATCAATTATTGCAAGCTATCCAATTAGACAAGGTTCTGAAGCATTTGATTTAGAAATGAAACAAAAACTTATAAACTTTGCATCTAAAAAAGATGATATGCTTAACAAAGATCCAGCTTCTATTGTTATGCAATTTAATCCAAATGTTAAAGAAAAATATAATGATTTTGTTAATGAACAAGACAAAACAATTAAAGATAATAAATTTAAAAAATATATTAATTCTGTTGTAGATGCTCAAAAAAATCTTGGAGTTAATGAAGATAAAATTAAAATATTACCACAACAAGATGCTTACAGAACTGTTCAAGATTATAACAATCAAGATGTTAATAATAAAATTCTTTTTTTAAATAATTTAGAAAAACAATATGGAGATAATTATGGTAAATTATTAAACCAATTATCAGATCCTACAAATGGTTTACCACCAACAGCTAAACTTGTTTCTTATTTTGGAGATATAAATTTTGCTAAACAAGCATTAAGTATAGATACAAAAGAAGAAAGAGATAGATTAGATAAATTTTTATCTACAACAACAGATTCTAAAAAAACATTACAAACAAAAATTTCAGATCAATTAATAGATTTTAGAAAAGTTATTATGAAAGGAAATCCTTTTGTAACATCTACAGCAAATAAAGAATTAGAAAATATTCAAGATGTTTTAACTTATATTGCAGCAAACAAGATGTCTAGAGGAGTGAGTCTTAATGAGGCTGTAAAAGAATCTACATCTTATATTAAAGATAATTTTATTCTTAAAGATACTTATTTTATTCCAAGAATTTACAACAATGATAGATTAGAAGCACCTCAAATAGATCTTATTGCAAGAAAAGCTGATTTTACTAAAAAATATTTTTTAGATCAATTAGATATAGAATCTTTTAAATCAAGTGATAAAAAAATTTCTCAAGATATTTTAGATAAAGGTATGAAAAATCAAATAAAAGAAAATGGTATGTGGGTTAATTCTCCAGATGGCAATGGTATAGTTTTAGCTGTAAAATTTTATGATGGTAGTATTGGTTTAGTAAGAAATAAAAAAAATGAAGATATTAAAATAAATTTTGATGACACATCTTTTAAAATACCAGGAACTAACATTGATATGAATTTTCAATTAGCAGAAAAAAAAGCAATAAGCAGAAAAATAACTAAAGATATTTTAAAGTAATTACTTATGGCTAATATTGGTTTTGGTTTAGACATTAATGAAACCGCTCAATCATCAGGTTTTGATCAATATAAATTAAGTTTATCAGAAACTTTAGGTGTAGCAGCAGAAGATGCTTGGAATTTTAATCCTGTTTATTCTTTAATAAGATATGGCGATTTAGTTGCTTCAAGAAGAGGAACTGTTAGTAGTGGAACTGATGATTTTTATCCTAATACTTATGAATCTACAGAAGATGAACCATTAATTACAAGAGATGAATTAAATAAAAAATATTCTAATATTGGATTATTATTTCAACAAGATGAAAAACAATCTACTGTTGATTTATTAGTTGATCATAAACTAAAAGAAAGAGAAAGAGCAAATAGACTTTCTCGTGGTCAAACAGGAGTTGTCGCTGGTACTTTAAAATTTGCAACAGGATTAGGAGTTAGTTTAGCTGATCCAATTAATATAGCATCAGCATTTGTTCCTGTAGTTAGTCAAGCAAGATTTGCATCTTTAGTTGCACGACAAGGATTTACCACTGCTAGACTTGCTAAGGGTGTTGTTGAGGGTGCAGTTGGAGCTGCATTAGTAGAACCTATTGTTTATGGTGTAGCACAAGCAGAACAGGCTGATTATGGTTTAATGGATAGTTTTTTAAATGTTACATTTGGAACTATTATCGGAGGAGGATTACATGTTGGCGTTGGTGCTATAAGAGATTACAGAACAAATTTAAATTTTAAAGAAAGAATACAACAAGCAAGAGAATCTGCTGGAATAGATTCAGCAGAAGATCCTGCTGTAAATTTATATAAAGAATATTATCCAGCTAATTCAGAAATAATGTTAAGACTTGAAGAAACAGATCCAGAAACTAGAAGATTATTACTTGTAAAAGCAATGTCTGATTTATTACAAGAAAAACCAGTTGATGTAACTCCAGTTACAAATTTAGATCCAAAATTAAGAGATGCACAAATTAATGAAGATATAAATGTAAAAGATAAAAATAATTCTAATAACTCAACTGATGTAACTATTGAATCTTCTACAAGACAACCATTTAATGAAAATGTAAATAAACAAGAATTAAAAACAGAAGAACAATATACATTAGATACATTAGACTCTACTTTGAAATCAAAAGAATTAGATGAAACAATTATTGATCAAGAAAATAAATCACTAGATGATCAGTTAAACAATTTAAAAACACAACAAAAAAATCTAGATATTGAAGATAGTGCAGAATTACAAACATCTAAAAAAGAATCAAAGGAAGCATCAGATAAACAAAAAGAAATTAAAGAGGCTATCATTGATGGTATTAACTGTCATAACCAAATATAATAATGGCTAAAAATAAATGTATTGATGTAGTAGCACAGGCTTTAAAAAGAGGTAACGTAAGTCAAGAACAAGCAGAAGATATTCTTAATACCATAACAAAAATACAAAAAGAAAGTAAAATAGAAAATCTTGATAACGCTTTAAAAGATGAATTAGCAAAAAAAGTTTTAAAAGAACAACAAATATCAAAAAAAATAAAAGAAAGAAATGCTATTGAAAATGAAATTAAAATTAGAAAAGCTGTTGATTCTGTTATTGTTAATTTTAAAGGTAATGAAGAAGAAGGATTATCAGCAATTCTAGTTGGTAGTAATTTAGAAAAAGCAGGATCTCGTGCATCTGCAGCACTTTCTCAACTTTCTGAATATAGAAAATTATCATCTGCATTTTATGAAAAATTAAGACAAAATAAATTAGTAGAATTTTTTTCTGAAGCTAATGAAGATATAGATAGAAGAGTATCAAGAACTATTTGGGAACTTGGTGAAGGAAAATCAGTAACAGAAACACGAAAAGAAATAATTGATCTTGCTAAAATTATGTCAGATTATTCTGAATCTGTTAGATTAAAATTAAATAATCTTGGTGCTAATATTGGTAAACTTCCAGGTTGGATTGTAAGACAAACTCACGATCCATTTCAAATAAGAAATGCAGCTAAAGTATTAAAAGAATTATCTGGAAAACAAGCTGATGATTTAGATGGTGATGTAGATAGAAATTTAAAAGCGTGGAAAGATTACATAATGCCAAAATTAAAAGACGAAACATTTAATGGCTTTGATAATAAAGATGAATTTTTAAATTATGTTTACAATTCATTATCTCGTAATGAACATATAGTTACAGATGGATCTTCAGGTTCTTATGGATCAAGAGATATTACAAAAAATATGAATGCTAAAAGAGTTTTATTATTTAAAACTGCAGATGATTGGTTTGATTATAATAAAAAATTTGGATTTGGAAATTTAAGAGAATCTTTTTTCTTTGGTTTACAAAGATCAGCAAATAATATTGGTTTAATGAATGTACTTGGAACTAAACCTGAACAAAATTTTAATACAATAAAAGGATTAGTTGCTAAAAATTTAGTTAAACAAGGAAGAACCACTGAAAGAATTGCAAAAAATGACAGAGTTTTTCAATATCAGTTAGATGAAATAACTGGAAGAGTTAATATGGTTAGTCATTTTAGTGGTGCAAAATGGTCTGCAATCACAAGATCAATTGCTAATATGGCTAAATTAGGAGGTGCTGTTATATCTTCTTTTACAGACATTCATAACTATGCAAGAGAATTAAAATGGCAAGGTAAAACTTATCTTAGTGGAGTTCAGGAAGCAATGTCATCTTTATCTAAAATTAAATCTTCAGAAAGAAGAATTGCTATTTCTGAACAATTAGGATTTATGAATGATAATATGATTAATGATCTAGCTGGTCGTTATTCAACAGGAGATCCTTTAAATAAAGGATTTACAAAAGTACAAAGAACATTTTTTAAACTTAACTTACTTCGTTGGTGGACTGATTCTTTAAAAGAAGGATCTATTCTTGGTTTAGGAAATTATGTTGCAAAACAAAGGAATATAGCTTTTGCAAATTTAGATGACAAATTTAAAAGATTAATAACACATTTTGGTATTGATGAAAAAATTTGGAATACTATTAGAAAAATGGCAGTTGAAACCGCTGAAGATGGAACAGAATTTTTTTCAATTCGTAATATAGATAATTTAACAAATAAAGAAATATTGCCTTTGATGGATATGAAAAATCCAAGTCAAAGACAAATTGATTTATTCAAAGATAATTTAAAAACAAAAATAACTGGTATTTTTGTAGATAGATCTTCTTTTGCTGTTATTGAACCTGATGCAAGAGTTAGAGCTTTTATGAAACAAGGTTTATTGGCTGGCACACCAGCAGGTGAAGCAATAAGATTTATGGGTCAATTTAAAGCATTTGCCATATCATTTACACAAAAAGCAATTGGAAGAGAACTAGCTGCAATAAAAGCTGGTAGAACAGCAGAAGGAGTTTTTGGTATAGCAAATTTATTTATTGGTGCAACTATTGCTGGTTATATTTCAAACTCTGTATTAGATATATTAAAAGGAAAAACGCCTAAAGATCCAACTGATTATAAAACTTGGTTAGCTTCTGCTGCAAGAGGAGGTGGATTGGGTATCTATGGTGATTTTTTATTTCAAGAATCAAAAAATAATGCTGGTGTTTTAGCGACATTAGCTGGTCCAGTAATATCAGAGGCTGCTAAAGTTTATAAAGTTTTAGATTATATAAAAGATGGAAATATAGATGCTGCACAAAGACAAGCATATAAATCTGTTATTGGTAATGTTCCATTTTTAAATTTATTTTATACTAAAACTATATTTGATTATGTAATAGGCTATCAAATGATGGAAACCTTATCACCTGGTTATCTTAGAAGAATGGAAAGACAAATGGAAAGAGATAGTAATCAAGAATTTTTGTTTACAAAACCATCAAGTTTGTTTAAAGGTTTCTAAATATGACAATATCTTCAACTACAGTTAAGAACAGTTATAGTGGTGATGGCTCAACTACCACGTTTACATATACATTTAAGATATTCCAAGACTCAGATATTCAAGTAATCATTCGTGCAGCTAATGGT